TCAGTGTCGCGGCTACTTACGACTTTTTTTCCTAATAGTCCGTTTGCCATAATATCCTCTTACGATTGTGATAGGAAATAGACTTTCGACGGTGACATCTGGTAAGCGTTTAACGCTGACTGGATGCTCGCCTGTAGTCCATCAAGAGCCGCCTGCTCTGTTGCTGATGCTGCTTGCACAGCAGCGATTTGTGTCGAACCCTCTGACTGAAGTTCACTTATTTCAGTATTACCTTGGGCAGTCACAGCATTAATCTGTGTTGTACCTTCGGCTGAAACGGCACTCAGGTTCGCGTTGCCGTTAAAAATTTCGATCATGCGTGACAAGTACACCAAGTCAGCATTTGGCGTAGATGCGTTAAGCGTCTGTAGTCGCGTGGATAGTTCGTCGGCTAAAGACTGCTGGTCTGCTACGGATATATTGGGCATTATAATGTACTCCCGTCAAATAAGCTGCCGTGCAGTTGGGCAATCAATATACCTTGCCCGATCACGGTGGGTGTCGTTTGGAACGCTTGGTTCGCGTAGGTTTGCGAAAGATCGCGTGCTTGCTCTGACGCTAACTGCGCTGCTTCGGCTGCTGTTTGTGCAGCTTCGGCATCAAGCTCAGAAGCCAATGCTTCTCCTGCGCTTTGCTCTGCGTCTGCTCTTTTAGCTTCCATGTCAGCGAGTGCTGTAGATTTGAAAGCGTTTAGATCAGCAAATAGCTGTGTAAAAGATGCTATCTCATTGACCGATCCATCGGTGCCGATCTTGAGATACATCTTTTCGTTTCCAGAAGTGCCGTCGTACGTAAAGGTAAACGTGTCGATCTCTCCTGTTGCGTCGTCAAACAATTTGCTCAACAGCGCAGAAAGCGTAAGACCACCCTTCTCGGCATCCTCTAAATAGGTGTCGAGTAAATGTGTACCTGTATTTTCGCTCCTAAAGTTTAACTGTTCGGAGGGTACTCGTGTACGGGCCATTAAACTTCCTTATCCATTTCTTTTGCGATACTTGCCAACTTTGCTGCGCGACTTGCAGACATATCCAGCAGCTCTTCGGTGTTAGCCATTCGCCCTGCTACATTGCCCATATCGCGCTGTAGGCTTTCTCTAGTTTGTGATATTGCACTAATAAGGTCTGCTATGTCGTCCCTAATAGGTTTCAATTCTTCTTCTATTCGGGCGTTAATATATTCACGAGTATCTGCATCTACTTTTGAAGCCCACGCGTTACTAGGTACTGGGTTTTTCATCGTTTCGGAGCCTCTCTCATCGGTACTAGGTTTCCTTTTTCAACCTGACGTTGGATGTTTTCTTGGGGCTGCACATTCGCACCACGTAGCTTTTCCATCATCATCATCTGTTGCGACGGAGTTGGGCCTTCGCTTTGCTGTTCTTTCGATATTTTAAACTGGTCTAGGTCTGACACACCCATGCTGCGTATGGCTTCTTCGACGATTTTGCCTGAGTTGTACTCCATAGCCATGCCTGTTTCGTTGAGCGTACGAAGCATAGTGATCCAAGTTTCGGCGTTACGCGTGGGTTCGAGCGGCAGCGTTCCGTCTACGACTAGGTATTCTATCTCTCCTTGTATGTCTTGGAGAGAGAAATCGAGGTATCCATCCTGCACCATATCAGCGACTTCGGATGCGCTATCACTATCAGCTATACGAATAGAGCTTTGTGGCGCGAAGAAGTCTTGTATGTTGGCTACCATCATTCGTACCATTGGTCGTACTGAGGTTGCGGAAATTGTACGGGAGAGGACGCCTAACCGTTGCGAGCCTAACTGCGTAAGGCGCTGTATCTCTGTTGCCGTACGGATGCCGTCACTGGTTGGCATCCCTTGCTGCGCGTCAGAAGCGGCAGATAGGCGTTGTTTTAATTCACCCATTGCTTGAATGTCCTGCCAATGCCCACGCGTAACGTCTGGTATCTGGGAAATAAATACGCCTTCACCTGGCTTAACACCTGGCAGCGTTCGTACGATGCCGTGAGGGTTTCTGTCGATTAGGTCGCCAATCGCTATTTGTGTAGGATCAACAAACATTAGATTTGTAAGGGCGGCCTGCACGTTATCGACACGCGAACGTAAGAGCCATGTTGCAACGTCGTGTAACGGGAGGAGCAGATCGTACAACGATTGCGAATATGTCTTATGGGCGTCGTGGTACAAGCCGCCTATAACGACAGGGAACTGCCTGCCGTATGGATTTAGCTGGCAACGGATAACCACGTTCTCGTCCAGAATTGTGACGCATAGCCACAACTGCTCTATCTGAGGTATGCCTACCTCATAACCAGCTAACCTTACCCAGCTCTCGTCTACAACGCGGCTGTCGCCTAGTGCGAAGAAGGTTCCGCCACTTTCGCGTCGATTGCGCTCTGCTGGGTCTATACTTAATCCTCGTCCTGCTTCTTTGTGCCATCTATGTCCGTCCCAGCCACCAGCAGGAGGCGTGAGGCGGTTGCGGAGCGACGGGTATTGTTTGAGTTTGGGATACATTCCCGTTTGGAGGAGGCTGTCGAAAGAAGAGAAATCAGAGAAGATGATATATTGCATACGTTCCCAGTCTCCCCATTGTACTCTGGGGTCGTGGAATACGCGTCTCGGATCGAAGTTTGTGATTTGGTTGGTACGACTTGAAGCATCCCACGTAATTTTCGTGGGTGCGTATCCGTACCGAATACTGTCAAGAAGGTGTTGGGCAAGGCGTGCTTCTCCTGCTGTTCTACGCATTTGCTGGTGTAGCAAACGCTCGATGATTGCAGATGATTTACGTGACTTACGGTTTAAACCTTCAAGCTGAAACATTGGGTTACGGCCTGTGAGGGCGCTCATTAAATATGTAAGTACCGTGTCTGATATGGCACGGGTATCTGCTATAACTGCCTTCTCTCTAAACTGGGTGGCATGAGGATCGACATATACGTCGTGCGCTCTATCTGCTTGCGTCCAGTGTTCGTACCTACGAGAAATGCGGTCATAGGACATCTGCATTGCCGAACGAATATAATCCACTAGACGCTGCTCCTGTTCTTCGGATAGCAGCATTGAAATGTCCTCATAAGCCATGAGGGCATTAGCGTGTTCGGATAAGTCTACGACGATGCCGTCGCTATCAGGAACATAATCCGCACGGTAATTTGTTGTAGTCAGTGCCATAGAGAAACATTTACTCCTATAATAACCCTACAGTCGTCCTTATTCGCCCCAACCACGCCAAGCGCCGTTTAGTTTGTTAAGGTCGGATTGTTGGTTCCATAAACTGTCGCCTGCTTTGGGAAGTGCAAAGTTAGGCGGTGAATAGTATTCGCCCGTAGCTGGCGTACGAGCGAGAACATCGAGGCCGATTGATAAAGCGTCTACCATATCGTCGTGCGTACCAGATGGGAATGTCTGCATTTCATCGTGAAAGTCGTCGAGCCAGTTGGCTGCGCTCGGTATGAACACCCTACCCCCTTCGATAAGTGGGAGTACGGCAGCCAGTCGAGTTACCTTGTCGTTAGATATTTTGTACGGGATTACAGATACGCCACTCTCTCTTTTAAGTTCTTGTATGAGAGACTGACCCGATGCTTTATCCTCGATGTAGATGCCTCGCAATCCTTTGCCGCGCCATTGGTTGTTAAGCATAATCATTCTTCGTTTAAGATCAGGGAACTCAAAGCGTTCGCGCACTACGTCAACGATGTAGATGTCGCCTGTTGCGTCTAAACCCATAGTCATCATTACAGAGTAGTCGCTGTCCTGACGTGCTTTGAAGGCAGTGTCGGCTGCGATTATGAGCGAGTTAAATTTTTCTGGCTTCATATCCTCTGGGTAGGTACGCCACCAGTGAGAGCGGATCATGTTACCACCCTGTATATAGGGTGTTTGTTGGTATAGTGACGCGAACTCTCTGGGGTTCAGTCTTTGACGACGTTCCAAATCTTCGATAGAGAACCGTTCGGGCCACAAGGCAGTCTTTTCAGTCTTACGTATGTATCTTTTTCCAGCAGCGAGCTTGCTGGCTTCGCCAGGTGCGAGGTACTCTGGGTGATCGGTTGGTAGATTGGAACGGGAAATTTTACCAACGTCTCCTTGAATTGCTCTTTCTTCGATGGCTGGAAAGTTGATGTGAAGCCAACGACCTTCGTTCCAGTCGTCGGTTTGCATGAGCCTTCCTGCGAGGTCGTCGGGATGCCAACGGGTGAGGATGATGATTTGGGCAGGGGGTATATTGTCAATGTCGGGTTGGAGACGCGTGCTGAGAGCGGATATATAATAATTCCAGACTTTATTTCTTTGCGTGGCACTCTCTGCCTCCTCTCTAGACTTGAGTGGATCGTCAAATAAAAGAAGATTTGCAGCTCGCCCTGACGTTGTACCGCCGACGCCTATAAAATATCCTGCGCCCCCTCCTGTTGTTCGCCATTGGTCTACCGCTCGGCTGTCTTGTGACATCTCGAACTCTGGGAACGCCTGTGCAGTTAGCGGTTCGTTGCAGAGATCGCGCACTTGTCGCCCGAAGTCGGTAGCAAGTTGGCTGTTATAAGATGTGGACATAAGAAAGCGTGAGGGTTTGCGAGCCATGAAGTACGCAGGGAAAAGTACAGAGCCGTATGTGGACTTGCCGTGTCGTGGTGGCATGGTGATGAGTAGGTTTCGTACGGGTACTTCTTCTGTCTTAGCACGTTCGGCTACTGATAGACCGAAATGAGAAGTCAGCGTGTTCTTTTCCAGATGGTCAAGCGCATCGATCATGGTTAAGTGGAAATCTGGTAGCTGCCAGTTAGGGTTTTGTAGGCGTACCCACCCAAGGAAGCTATCTTCGGCTGCTTGTAGCTTTAGTAAGTGTTTGGCTGCGTCCTGTGCGGTTAAGTTCATTGCTCTTCCTCCACGACTTCCCCGTCAATGATCTGGTTCATGCCCGAAGCTATGGCTTCTAGCTGTTCGCGAGACATTTTTTCTGGGGCTTCTTGGATTTGGTGCTCGTGTTGTACGAACTGTGCGGTCAGATCGGGCATAACCTTGTTAAGCATCGCCGTGAACACCCTTGCTTGGGTCGGGTTCCAGTCTTGCTTACCCATAACTACTGAATGAGCTTCATCGATTTGCTTTTCTACACGACGGTATAGGCCAGCTCGCATATTAGCGACTTGTAGTGGCGTTAGTTTCGCCCCTGTTTGTATTGAATTTTTACGTGACATTAAGTTTTCCAGACGTTTTCAATTTTGCTCAGATTTCTCGGAGGGTCGGCAATGGCAATTCGCGAAAAGTGATCGGCGGAATAGGGGGCTGCCCCCCTCCTTTTTTCTTTTTGGCGCGGATTTGGCGCAAAAGCCTCGCAAACTGCTGATTTTAAACGATTTTCCGTCCCCAACTAGGGGAATTTCGAGTGTTTTTTGGCGGTCAAAAGTTTCCAATTTCGCTCCTCTCGCGGAAAAAAATTAGCCATACGCGTATGTTACGCATCTGCGTTACGCATGTCGTCCTGCGTGGGCGCGACCAAAGATAAATCTTTGAGGAACATCAATGGGTGCCAGCTTCGATCTTTGGAGGATGGCCTGTGCCCAGATGGTCTGGGCGCGGTTTTATGCATGTAACACGAAAAGGAGAAAACCATGCTTATAACACTCGTAGACGCCGCAAAAATGTTCACCAACGCGAAAACCAAAGCAGCCGACGCAGCCGCGTTACTCGCGCATTGCAAGAAGCACAAGAAGCCCGACTTCAAGCGCCTAGCAGCCGCCGTCGAAGACAAGGACAAGGCGCTCATCAAGGCGCTCGCCACTGGTGGTCGCAAGAAGTTCCACGCGTTACGTAACGAGCGTCGAAAAGCCGAGGAGGCCAAAGCGCCTGCGAAGCCGAAGGCTGAGAAGCCCACGAAGTCCAAAGCGAGCAAGTTGACCACCCAGACTGCCGCCAAGGCGATCGCGGCTTTGGTCGCATCTGGCGACGTTGACAGCCCTCAGATGGACGCGTTGATCGCTTTCATCGAGCGTTCGTAACACCCACAACTGAAGCACATCTCAAAGCTCCGCAACGCGCAAGCGTTGTGGGGCTTTTTTGTGCGCTTCTGCACGACAACGAGGACGAAAGGAGACAACATGGCCTCAAAACAACAACACCCGATCACGTCTAAGCACGATGATCCACACGACGACGTAGCCGCGACCTGGCTTCCGATCAGCGAACCAGTCAGCAACATAGTCGCCACAACGCGTACCCGATACGAACTCAGCCGAGACGCTCGCCAGTTCTGCGAGGCAGTCGATGACGAGTTCCTCATGGGCTACATGAGGTTCGGCTCATGACACGCATCCAACACATCGCTTTGAGGGTAGCCGCTATGGCGTTCGCTACGCTCCTCATACTCGAATGGATCGCAGGCTGTGGCACACCCGATGGGCAGTGCCTCGCCATTCCAATCACATACACAACCATCATGGGAGGGCAGTAATGCAAGTCAAAACCCAAAAGGTCGTCTACTGGGACGAAAACAACAGACAAGTACGCTTTGTGCGCTTCGCTGATGTTCGCAAAATGTACGAACACGGATCAATCAACTGCTTACAGGTTGAGTATCTCGCAGACGTTACGAACGAGATGAACACCATCGGAGACAAGGAAGATTACCCAGATGTGAGCGCAATGCTCACAACCATCGAGGCTGGTTGGATCGTCCAAGCTTGACATATCAACGTCAGCTCCGCGAGGGGCTGACGCTTCATGTGTCAACAAAACGAAAGGAGAAACACATGGCAATAATCACAAATAACCCGACTGCGAACGATCCACCATCATGGCTCGAAGCAGTGTGGTCTGCGCTTCAGCACTGGCGTGAAAACTTGCTCGAAGAGGGCGACGAAGTAGACGACAAGGACTGGGACGAGATCACCACAAGCATGGCGTGGATAACAGAGGCACTCGATTGCGAGATCGATAGCAATGGCGACACCGTACTCGTCGAACCAGAAGCCAAGATCGTGCAATGCACGAACGGTTTAGGCGAGTGGGAACTTATCCTCAAGGACGGCGGCTCGGAAGTATTCGATACGTTCGAAGAGGCAAGTAATCGTGCACTCGAACTCTTCCCGATCCAAGACCACGATGTTCTGGCGCGAAATAACGAACCAGACCCGAAGGTCAAGGAGGAAATACGCGAGTTAGTGCAGAGGTACATGAAATGAAAGA